TAATATATTTTTTTTTTTATTTGCCTGCGTTTGAGCGTGCCCAAAAAATGTTTGAGCAACACTAGATTGTGCTTGTGCAAAAACGTAATATGTTTGTTGGATATTTGCTTGCGCTTGACCGTTGCCATAATATGTAGTTTTAATATCAGCTTGTGCTTGTGAATTAGCATAATAAGTAGCTTTTATGTTTGCTTGTGCTTGTGCATATGCTCTAAGTGTAGCTCCACCAGCAGCAGCAGGACGAACGGCAATGGTGAGAGCGGCCCAATCATCGGAGGCCGAGATGGTGAAGTTGCCCGCGTCAAGTGAGGCTTGTGCAAGTTCGTCAGAACAAAGTGCCAGCGTTGCGCCCGTCGCACCACCCGAAACATCGTCGGAGTTCCGGTCAGGTAGCGGATAGACGGAAACGGTCCGGCTGGTATCCGCCGCCGCTGCGACAATCCAAAGGGTGTCCTCAACGTCCCAGTTTGTTGGGTTGTCCGAGCCGGGACTTGGGTTGGAGCTAGACCCTGACGCGGGACCGCCGACGCCTAAGCTATCGGTCTGAGCAGCAGGACTCCCCGTACCGATAGAGCCTCCAAACCATGTCCCTGCCGGGATACGGTAAACGCGCCAGCCGCCTTGCTCTGACGCACCGAGGCCAACGGTGAAGGTCCCCGTTTCCGTTCCATCGGCAATCCTTGCCCCTGCCGCAACATGGACAGCCACAGGGCCAGTGTTAGCAATCTGGACGAAGTTGGCATCGGTGGTAAACGTGCCCTCCCCGTCGCTGCCAATAAAAGCAAGAATCAAGTCACCCGAAGCAAGGTTCGTCGGGTACGTCAGTGTCCATGTCGAGGCGTTGCTAGTCTGTGTTCCAAATTTTGTATCTTGACCAACAATAATCGGGAAGCTCGATGCTGAACGAAGGCCAAAGTTTGCTCTAATGTACGCAGCCGAGCCAGAGAAAGTATAGGCAGTAGATTCATTAGTCGCAGGAGAGGCTTTATCGCAAACGGCTAATCTTGTGCCAGACCCAAATCTATCAGTCCAAGCAGATAAGCTGTTGCTTGAAATTGTTTGAGCGGACAGAATAAGTGTTATATGAACAGCGGTTTCATAAGGTCCAGAATCGGTTGTTATCGGTCCCGAAGTTGAGCCAGAAGGAGAAGCTACTAACGTAGCAACACCTATACCGGCTTCAATAGGTTCAATTTGATGAACACCAGTATAAATAGCTACAGCAACGTGTGTAGCGTTCGTCCATGTGCCAATAGTTGTATCGCCAGATTGCAGCAATCTCCAACCCATAATAGTACCATGAGCAGCACCATAAAAAGCTACTTGGGTCCAACCACTAGGCAACGATGGAACAGTTGTATCCGTAAGTCTGCCTGCGATAACTATAGCAACATCACCGGGCGACCAGCCAGAGGGCAAGTTAACAGTATCGCTTGCAGCGGTAGCGGCATTTATATATGTAGCCATTTAGTGTCTCACCACACTAAAAAGCAAAAAAATAGCCAGAGCAACATTTCTGCTACTCTGGCTAATGTTTTTCTGCAATCAAATCAACCCCTTGTATGGAGCACCATATTGAATTATGGTTTATATTTTATTTCTTCTTTACCTTTGTTGGTAATTTTTTATAATTTACATTTTTATTATAATCTTCAAGCGTCTTTCTTGAAATTTTTCCTTGTTTGTAGAGAACTCCCATCATACCAAATTGCTTTTTACTGACTGCTGGCAATTTATGCCACCTTATCTCTTACTTTCTCAACAAGACTAGTAACAAATGCTAGTACCCACAAAATAATAGTTAATACTGTATTTAGGGTCCACTTACTTAGTGAAAATCCTTTATCTATAGTAAATTTAGGTACATTAAGTAATTTAGTAAAAATATTTTTTAGAAAGTCCATTAATATTCACCACCTAATCTATTCCCAATCTCCCGTCAGAGAATAAGCTTACCATTTTCTTGATATTTTTTCCCCCTTGGTCCTCTGGTAATGTAGTTTGCGCTCCAATGACTTTTGTGGGGTCACCATTCGTAACACGAGTAAACCAAATTGGCCTCCAAACAAGAGAATAAATCTCCTGCTGATACCAACCTTGCTCATCCGGTTCTGTTAATTGTCTAATAAACTGCATTACGCCAACAGTATTTGTCTCATCAGTAATCCAAAAATGTGCTTTAGGATTAGCGATATAAGCCTCATTATTTTGAATTTCTATAGCTTCAAAATCTAGGAATATGATACCGTTAATTAAATCTATAGCAATATTATGGTTATAATCTCTCTGCGCAATCATCGCTAATAAGCCATCATTTCCATCTTGTACCGGACGACCATTCCCATCCTCTTCTCGGAGAACAGTGCCATCTTTATAATACGCTTCCCAACCCATTATACAGTTACCTTCGACTTTCTAGGGGTCTTTTTCTTAGCGCCCACAGGAACAATTTGTTCGGGAGTTCCAAAAGCAGACCTATCATTATCGGTATTAATATAACTTTGCGTTCCCTCAATTATCTTTCTTTTACTAAGTTCAGCCTCAGCAACAATTTCATTATTGACCGCCCATTTAGCTTTTTCAGCGGCCATCTCTGCCTCAGTCATCTCTCTGGTAACTGAATCTGGATAAATAGCCATCGGCCAGTAATTAACGGTATTTGGCCCCGCTTCGATATGTGGTGGTGTAATATTATCAATATCTGGAACATTTCTAACCTTTGTTGCTTTTAATTGAAGATTCCAATTCTCAGCCGCAGGAAGGCCAGATATATCTCCCTCTTTAACTTGAATATTTTCAAATACCCCCATACTTGCAACTAAGGAAGTTAGTGTATTTGGAGTAAATCCCGAAGCATGGAAATTCTTTGGATAATCCTGCTCACCGTAAACTACCCAATAATCCGAAGGGAGTATCATATCATCGAGAATTCTTTTCGACACATAGCGAAGATTGGGGACTACAATTCGTAATTCCCCACCAACCTTAAGAACACGACACCATTCCTTTAATACTTTATCTACACCCGTCCAAGCAAAATGCTCAAGTGTGTGAGAACTAAAAACAATATCAAACGTTTCGTCAGGAATAGGAAGATATCGAACATCACAAACAACATCGGGTTTCATATCTTCCCGAATATCAAATGAGATTACCGTACCTTCATCTGACATATATGGGGAAATAGGACCGCTTCCAATATCAGCAATAAGTTTTTTACCACGAGGTTTAATTTCATAACCAGATTTAGCCTGCGGAGAATTCATTGGCATACCATACATTATCCCATTCATTTTATCAAAATGAAAGGCTTGTATACTTGTATCTACCCAAACTTTATATCCAGCACTTCTAGCTTTCCAGTAAAAATATAAATCTTCAGTGTTATTTGGGGGGCTTTCTTTTACCCCCGGAAAAGACGCATAATTTGTTGAATACCAAGGTTCTTTTATTTTTCTATATACATCAGTTTTAACAAGAGTTAATCCACTACCGCAGGCATCTACTTCAAGTAAATCCCCTACATGCCAGTCCCAATATGGCCCTTCAAAATGGTTGCGAAAAATAAGTGGCATGGGAGGATTCGATTTCGACCAATATACACCATTCATAATATCAACACGATGCCTAAACATCTTTAAGAAAGCATCGGGCGGTGGAATAACATCATCATCGAGCCAATAGATATAATTAGCTCCTTGTGATAAGGCAAATTCCACTATTTCATTTCGTGCGTCTGCTATTGGTTTCCCAAGCACAATTTTATCAATAGCACTTGATACTAAAGGCATTTGCTGTGATATTCTTCCTTGAAGGAAATATGTTGACACCATTCCAAAAGACGGAATACCAACAACAACATTCACACCAAATACCTTTGATGGTTTAAATTCTCCCATACCTTCTCCTTAAATGCTTTAATTATTGCTCATCGTATTGCATCGTGTACCCAAAGTATCCTGTGGTTCCGGCTGGTGCTGCTGCTGCTGCACTTAGCTGTACCGATAAGAAGGTTCCATGTGTACCTGAGTTTCCTGCTGAGCTACCAAATGAGCCACCGGCACCGAATGTTAACGGTGCGCCCGGAGAGCTTGTTGAGTTAGCACTTGTAGGAACTTGTACGTTTGATGCAAAGTTTGTATGTGTTGCTGTTCCGGTAGATATCGAATATGCTGTTTGTGTCATACCAAACACAGTGAACGATGCTGTATTTGCGCTTGATGCGGCGGGGTTAAACTGCCAAAACTTCAAGTTAGATACGGTATACGCTACAGTGTTTGTCCAATAACCTTTCAACCATACAGGATAACTTGCACTTCCTGCACTAACAGGGTTGGCTGTAAAGGTTACTGTGCCTGTGCTATCAGCGGTTTCAAAGTCCCATGACATTGCTGCTGCTGATGATGTGGCTGTTAAACCAGAACCAGCGGGTGTTGTTGAGTTGCCTGAGCTACCTGTAAATTGAGCCCAACTGAATGTTGCTGCCATTTAATTACCTCCTTATTATCTTATTTGATAAATCCTTTCTTCTGACATTGTATTGTCATGGCCAAAAATAAAAGCCCTGAAGGGCTATTTCTCTAAAATTTGGAGCTACCGAGAAGAATTGAACTCCCATGAACTGAGTACAAAACAGTCATAATTCCGTTATATGACGGTAGCGTAATTTGGTAGGCCCCCAAGGAGTCGAACCTTGCCATAGTGCTTTATAAGAACACCCTCGTCAACCGGCTGAGTCGAGGCCCACGATTTTCTATTCTGCTTTCGCTTCCTTATAATCAGTATCTACCGGCTGAGATTCTAACGATATTATTTCTCCCTGAAATTTAATCCGACTCTGCAAGCGTTGTTTGGGCGCAAATCTTTTCAAAATACTTTCTAATTTCTTCTTAATTCCTATCTTCAAACCACATCACATATCCTTCCTCCCCATTAATTTCAGTTTGTCGTATATGTGCTTTTGCTCCATGATTCTTTGCCAAAGTATAAATATTACCCCAAGTTTTTTTAATCTTACCAGCAACAAACACAGTTTTCCTAGATAGCAGCGATTTAGATAGCGGTCCCATTGGTTTCCTTCCCCGGCGAATTGGGTCCCTATTACGAATGATATCTGGAACTATTCTAAATTTATTTTCCATTATGTATCTACTACTTCAAGATGAGGAAGAATAAATCCTAGCTTTTGTTCTCTAGGTCGATTTGAAATAACTTTATTGCCAATCAACTCATATAACTCAGCTAAAGATATTTCTGATTTTCTAGGAATTTCGATTTTATGAAATTCCCCCCACTCTTTAATAGTTTTAGGACCAAGTGGTTCAAATCGAATTGCTGCTGCGCATCTTCCCGGTCTAGAAACTGCCGGATGTATCTTTGTAATCTCCTCATTTGTTGTAATAAGAATCAAAACACGTAATCCTTGCCCGATAATACCATCAGATACGTTAAGAAGTCTAGAAAGACCCTGACCAGCTTTATCCTTGGCTGTTTCAGATAAAAATTCTCCGGTATCTTCTAAAATAAGAAGCTTCCATTTATTTTCATCCCCATCATCTTCCTCACCTATAGAATACTCATCCTCCATATTGAGCAACATCGAAGATAGATATGCAGCACTATATCCAAATAGTGCCTCGGGGTCAAGAATGTATTCGGCTGAACACCAATCTTTCCACGCAGAACACAATGCTCGTAACGCATAAGTTTTTCCTGTGCCCGGAATGCCGTGCCAAAGAATCAATTGACCACTTTTTGTGGGTTTAAACTCCATTAATTTATCTAGATTATCTCTTGTAGATTCTTCATAATTATGTTGAATCTGGTTCCAGATAGGAACAGAAATCACTCGACTATTAGAGCGTGGACCATCAGGAGCATTATACCAGAACTTAATTCGCACATTTCCTAATGTGGGTTCAGGAACAGGGACAAGAATTTCCTGTATTTTTAATATATACGCTTCAATGGTAGAAATATCTGGCCCGTGAATGGTGCTACTAATAACTCTTATTTTTTTATTTAATTGGAGTTTTCCGCACAAAATATCGTTAATAAAGTAAATGTTAGCATAACTGGATGAATCTGTAGCATAAAATATTTGCCCAAGTAGAGTGGAAACTTTAAAAAGTTCAGGACTTTCAATCTCCCAAGAAGAATCTTGTTTATGGGAATAACCTAATGCCAAAACTTTTTCGTCAAGCTGTGCCTCCCCTAAATCATGTTCACCTAAATTAATATTAATAGTATTCATTAATCTCCTAAATTATGGTGCCCCCTAGAGGAATCGAACCTCTACTACTTGCATGTAAAACAAGCACACTTCCGTTATGTTAAGAGGGCATTAAGGCGCAATAAATTCATTCTGCTCCCAAGCATTGTATGTCATTGGTAAGACTTCTTTAAACATCTCTTTCATTCCTATCGCATATTGACGAATTTCCCACATAGCGTCATCTGCTGCGCGCAAACTAAGAAAATTCATTAAAGACCTCGCATTTACTGTAAAATAAAATTGAGAATACATGCTTAGTGGAAGTATTATTCGAGCTTGTTCTTTTGCAACTCCGTCACGGAGTAAGTCTTTGTACGTTCTAAAGCTTCGGTCAGCCGCATTAAAGATTGCGATGCGCATATTACGCTCGTATTCAGGGTACGGAGGTTCGCCGTCAATTTCTTGAGAACCTTGATGGTTTTTCTCCATCGGTACTCTGATACGAGTCGGGATATAGTATTTCGGCTCCATCTCAACATATCGTCCAGAAATTTCATTATAGCTCGCCATCCTATGTCTTTGCCATTCTCGTATCACAAATATCGGAGCATCTACATACCACTGAAACGCAACATGTTCAAAAGGCGTGCCATGTCGGTGCTTCATTAAGTAATTTATAAGCTTCTGGTCTTTCTCTGGACCTTTTGAAGCCTCTTCATATTTTACGCCATTGCTGACTCTTGCTGCTGCTATTATCGTCAAGTCGTTTCCCATCTGATTTAGGAGTCGCACTTCGCCCTTGTCCAATATCTTCATATAACTCCATTCGACAAATTTTGCAGTATGGTTGCCCATTTTCCCTGCGCCCAACAAAACACCAAGGATGCACACAAGTATCCATACTTTATCTTACCATACAACTAGCAGCAAAGTCAAGCTAACGTTCAAAATAGTGCAATCCTCTGAGCCATTCAAATCTCTTTTCATCAATTTTTCCTTCTTCCAATAATTTTTTGTATGTCTCTAAATACTCTTTCTCACGTTGACGCTGTTTATCGGAAGTCTTTCGATGAATAACAGAAAGTCCAATATTTACCGGGTCACCTGTAAATATATCATCAATATGAATCAAGTCAGAAAATGTAACAGACTCTTTTCGAAATAAATGAACTTTTTGGAAACTTCTAACTAAATATCTATCCAGATATTCATTTTTGGTAAAATACATATGAGTTATATTTTCGGGAGGGTTAGAATCTACCCATTCACGGATTTTCTCCAATACCCCATCTTCAAAGCGTTCATCAGCATCAAGCATTAAAATCCAACTACCGTCAGGAGCCATTTTAACAGCCTTATCCTTAACAGTTTCAGGAAGTCCTGTATGTTTTATGGTTATATATGAAAAATACTCAAAGCCCCCATGTAACCAGTATAAATCTAAATATTCAGCAGTCCAATCAGTACTACCATCATCCACAATACATATTGCATCAACAAAAGAGGCAACATGGTCTATTAGGGTTCCTATTTCATCTATCTCGTTGTAAACGGCAGCCACGAAGGTTAACATTACTCGCCTTTCCACTCATAAATATATGTTTTACCAACTTCCCAGCCTTTAATACATTGATAACCTTTAGGCAACAATTCTTCATATTTATTATGCCAATCTTCTATAATGATTAAAGGCTTCCATTTTGCTATAGTATCCTGAGCCCCATCCAGAACTTGAGGTTCATATTCTTCTACATCTATTTTTATCAATGTAACATTTTTATAATAAAGTCTATCTAAAGAAAACGCCTGAACTAACAATTCGCCGTCTGATTGAACTGCGGAAGCTCCCATATTTCCTCGATTAACACTCATTTTTAACATTTGTGTCTTATCTGATAAGGCACAGTTATACATGTAAATACCTTTATATCCTTCAAGATTTTTAACTAGGATGGCATAATTTTCTGGAACTGGTTCAAAACAAATAATATACTCGTAAAATTTAAGAAAGTTAGCAAAATAAACAGCATGATTTCCAATATTCGCACCGATATCAATAACCACTCTCTGAACAGGAAAAAAATCGCGGATGAAATCTAAAACCTCAAATTCAAAAAAATCATTATCTCTTCGAATAGCATTGGAAAGTGCTTCATCTTTATGTAACTCAAGTTCCACTCCCCGCACTTTCATCCAAGAACACTTCCTTAAACTTCCTCATTACTATTTCAGGGGTACATTTCTCATAGCCTGTACCATTTACCTTCCAAGTAGAATTATATAATAATATATCTACCAGCTTTTCCTCACTATCATAATAAATTCCTTTATTACCTAATTCATGAATATGCGCCCGCTCTCCTGATAAATCGTATGTAATAACAGGTTTACCAGAAACAGCAAACTCCCCAACGGCAATACCAAATGTTTCCCCTCGACCTCTAGCGTGAAGCATAGCATCGCAGCTATTGATAAACGCTTTCTTTAACCAAGGATTTAATGAGGGGTCTACAAAAATAACCCTTTTAGGGTCTACAAGGGTTACTTCTGGTTTATTTGTACCCATGAATAAAAACCAAATATCTTTGGTGCGCCTTAATACCTCGTTGATAGCTTCCCACACAAAAGAGATATCAAAGGTATCTGGCGCTCCCAATCTTCCATAAACGATGGCATTTGCAGGAATTCCAGCATCCTTTCTTATATTTTCATAATACTCAGGAAGTTCTACAATGTGGGGTACAAAAGGAAGATTATATCTTTGCCCCGACCATTCTGAAATCGTAGCGTACCTATCTCCGTGCGGCTCGTTATCAAAGACAGCATGTACGACGTATGAGATGCCCACAGGGGCTTGGAAACCGTCTTTATAGCCGCTCTTAATATGATAAAGAACGTCAATATCCTCTATACCCTCATTAACAAAATAAATCTCTTTAAAACGTTCTTTATATATCTCTACCGCTGATTTACTGTGTTCTTTTTCTTGAAATGTGTAAATCTTTGAAGTATTACCTAAAATCGTTTCATTATAATGGGCATAGTGAAACATAGCGTTTCCTGTACCACGGGCATCAATTTGATTATTCAAAAATCCTATCCTCATCTAATACTCCCACCCAATTCCTTGGAATATCGATAAGGCCCATACAACTTCTTTCTTGCTCCACAATTACGCCCACATTTTTTCTCAAAAACTTCAAACCAAATCCCATCAACTGTAATTAAAGACCTTTCTCCGTATTTAGTCCAAACTTCGGGCCACTTATGTCCAAATACGCACACAAATTTCATCAATCTATCCTATAATGGGTAAATAGCCCATCTCCTTGTACTACTTTAAAGTTATTTTTGGCCCACCAATCTTGAATATCTACTTCAAGTGATATTCTAGGCCCTCCTGCAAACGGATAGATGTTTTTGCGCACAAATTCTGTCTTATACATACAGGGGTTATTCGTAAAATTGGCATATTGGGAGGTTGTAAAATACCAATTATTTACTTTCTGTATTTCTTGGAATTTTTCTGGATATTCTTCCCAATGGAGACAATCTAACAAGTATTCTGGTCGTGAAAATTCGTTACCAGCAAATTGTCTGCTCCATAAGGGATTGCCGGGTAACTTACGATGCCGTAGCTTAACACAATCGGCCATGCCCGCCGATATAAACAACTTAGCCTGTGAAATCGTAGGCTGTGCTTTTTCGATTAACTTCCAATCATTTTCTAAAAATAAAAAGAAGTCGCCAGTAGCTTCATCAACTAACCGGCGTAATGCTTGTCCAATCCCTATATTTGTCTTTTCTCCTATGTAATCATATTCAAAAAACTCCGCTATTTGAATATCGTCTTTGGAAATTTCCTGAAAGAAGATTAATTTTTGTGAATCGTCTAAACCATTATCTTCATAACTTTGAAGGGTATTTATAAGCGTTTGGTGTGCGCCCCAAGATAGTACCGCAATGGTCATTTCTTACCAGAAAAATCAATAAAGGACTCATAAGCTTCTGGCGACCAGTTGGGAATATTAACGCGCTTAATGCCGTCCCGCCTTTCGGGGGTCAACATGACGCACCAGATGTGGTTTCACACCTAAGCCCAGCCTAGCGCCTTCTGCGCGGTCAATAAGAAATGGCTCCTGAACATGCATGTAATCAGCCGCGTCACAACAGCCAGTAACAAAAACATGCTGAACAAACACCGAACCAGTCCAATTGACAGGTTGTGGGTCGCACTCAGCAGAACAGTATGCGAGGTCGTGGCCGTTGTATAGGCGTGGAGGGAAGGTTTTACCGCACGTATCACACGTCAGTTTCGTAACAAAACGGCAGGCGCACTTGTACTGGCAACCGAGGCATGTGTGGTCCCTTTCAAAAGGATGTAAAAAATTCTCATCAATATCTGCTGTCACTAAATCATCTCTCATCAATATTAGGCCAAACATCATCGAGAGTTAAAGGAATAATACCCTTTCGATAATCATCTAATGTTATATAAAACCTGTCTCCATATTCAGCAAGACGGCTTTTTGTATCTACATCGTCTGCCAAATCCTCATCAATCCAAACATTCACATATTTTCCATCACGGCGAATTTCTATAGATTGGATTCCACGTTTGTAATTTAATTCAATATAACCAAGAAAATAAGGCTCAGTCATTAGTTCCTCCAAAAAGAATTGGTTCGGGGCTTAGGTTTCGAACCTAAAATCTCCGCGTCCAAAGCGCAGCGTGTTACCAATTCCACCAGCCCCGAATGGCTCTCCCAACACGACTCGAACGTGTACTCAAACGGTTAACAGCCGTACGTTTTACCATTAAACTATAGGAGAATAATTATGCTAAGCCACGAAAGATATATACTCCTACCGTTCCACCTTTCATGGTTTCTAAAACTTCATATTTCGAAAGTACCCCCAAGATACTTTCATGACTATACTGTTCTAAATGGGCCTCAAACCAATTACCATCATGGCCCCAACCTTGACAATAACCATAGATGGGGAGTGAAACTACCACATACTTTCCATGCTCAGCGGCTTTGTCTATTACTTCGCGTCCCTGTGACTCGACTAAATGCTCTATCACATCACCTAAGATAACCATGTCATAAGTGCCAGCTTTATCCCAATCAAAATAATAAATATCAGAAATAAATATCTGGTTATACTTATCTCTCAATGCATACTGATTTACATATGGTGCCCAAGACTCTACTCCATCCAATTTTTCGATGATGCCATCACCTTGTAGAGCAAAGTAATAGGTTCCTTCTCCCGGTCCAACATCAAGAAAGGTGTGAAGGTCATTCTTTATACAAAATTCCTTTACTAAATCCTTTCCTTCAATAACTGAACCGGGCATTCATTTCTCTCCTTTTAATACTAGAAACAATTGAGCTACACGGGAATAATATTAGGAAGAATTATTCTTAATCAGAAACACAATTTAGCTGAACAACGGAAAGCACTAAATTGTTTGCGAAGGTTTGAACTCGCTTGGTGCTTTTACACACCGTAAACCGAAGTATCTGATTAATTCACTATCCTAATTTATTAGAGAGAATTTATTAGGGCAAGTTTTTTTAGCTTCACCCTCATGGCGAGGGCGATAGGGTTTTAACCTACAATCTCAAACTCTAAAGGTTCGTGCGAAGTATCTTGCTCTGTCACTACTCTAACAACAATTTTATTTGGTGCCCCCACAGAGATTCAAACTCTGATTAACTGTCCGAGAAACAGTAGTCCTTATCATTAGACGATGGGGACTCTAAATAACTAAAGAGAATTAGTCGAGAACAGAAAATGCCAGAAAATCTTTGCCTTTTAACGTTGGCTGGCCTACGAATGGAATCACCATTATGCCTAAATACTTCTTCTAGACAAGAAAGCGTAGTCACTACCATAACGCTTCTACGCGGTATCGGCTCTCTATAGCTTTGACCCTATAAAGATAATACTTGAAGTATCTGTTTTCTGCACTACTTTAGTTACTTATTCAGTTTTATAATAGCGAGAAATAGAGGTGAATACGGAGGTTTCAATTGCAAGAAGTAACCGTATTCTTCACTACGCTATCTTTTGCGCGAAATTTTTGGTGGCCCTCCGGGGAGTCGAACCCCGCTTACCAGATTGAAAGTCTGACGTACTTTCCGATATACGAGAGGGCCTTATTATTACTGCTGCATCTAACCTCGTCAGCTTTTATTGCTAATCGTACCCCGCCAGTCGGCTCGCGGTTGATGTTTTATGTGCGGGTCAGCAGTATTGTATTTAATTTAGAAGAGAATTAATTGCTATCAGATTATTTTCGCGCTCTGCCGTTGAGCTACACACCGTTTCCAGTGTAATAGGAATCGAACCTACAACTACGTCTTTACAAGAGAAGTAACTGATAACTTCACTGCTTCTAATTTTTTGATGGGGAAGAGCTAAAGATTCGAAAACCTTACCGGGGGTACTACTCCTCTTTTAGCCAAAGTTCAACAATGATTAATTACTTCATCTCCCTTGGTTTCGGCCCATCTTTATTCACTTTTTACTAGAGAGAATTTAGGTCGAATATCGACATCAAAGCTCCTGCTCTAACGATGAGCTACACCCGTCAAGTGTGACGGGGCTAGGAGTTTAACCTAGTACACAGAGCGCCCTACGAAGTAACGATATTCTACACTACTCTAGTCCCCCGCCCCCTGAAAAGGGAACAGAGTCTAATACTTACGAATTTCCTTTTCCATTACATCGCCCTTCTCTACGAAGTTGATGTAATCCAAAATCTTATCTGACCAACCATTAATTTGTGTAACATTCTTCTTTGTGCTCGGAGTTTGACTAGTACCATATGCTGACACATTCAAAGAATAAAGCCGAGCATTTGGATTGATTGCCGCTACATACTGTGTCCAAAGAATCTCAACAGAGCTATGCTTACCTAAATTCCAATAGGAAGAGTCATTTGTATTATAGCACTGCATATCTGAAATCAAAATAATTCGGTCAACTTTTATGCTATTTTTGATTAACTCTTCAAAAGCTAGCCAAGCGTTTGTTGAATGGCCAACATTTGTATTAACAATTTTCTGGATATTACTAATCATCGTATCGTCTGGATTCAGACGGATGATTTTCGCACTTTCACCAAAACCAACTGTAATCGATTCTTCGGCCTTTTTTACCGAAAGCGCGCCAATTACAGCAGCAACTTCGGCATACGAAACTTCGCTCTTAGCACTTACTTGTGAGCCCGTCATTGACCCTGAAAGGTCAACAAATACGGCTGTAGAACCACCAAGCTCAACATTCGTAATTGATTTCTCAAAAGCTTGGGCAATTGCTCGCTGAACCTTTTGATTATCACGAACATTCTTATAAGCACTATAGAACCGAAATGGTAGCTGCTTTGAACGCTTAATCTGCTCCTCGTCCGTTAAACGTTCAATTATAGCATCCAATTGAACATCTTTGTCGATAAAGTTTCTCAAATTACGTAGTAACGCCATATAACCCATATTCGGCGCTACAAGCTCCCAAGTTTCCTTGGAAGAGCCAAACTTAGAAATCAGTGTTTCCCAAGTAACATTTGATGCCTTGATAAGCTCTTTTGCTTCACCGTCAATAGTTTCTTTGGCAAGTAGTTTCTTTAGCGCGCCAATCTTTGGTAGCGCATCAGCATCCACGATATCGTGTACGAGATAATCGTACATAGCCTTAGAAACAGGATAATCCTTTTCACGATTAATCAAACGAAGAACATCACCAAGTTTAACCGCAGATTTATCTGAGTCATACTTGTTTAGCTGATATTCATCAAACTTATGAAAAGCGTCAGCCACACCCTTCTTCAATGAGTTAGGAATAGGCTTTCCATACTGAGCAAGCTGAAACGCTAAAACTTCTGATAATTCATCCGCACGCTTGATAATCTTTGGTGCATATTCACGAATAAAAGGCTTGCAAGCCGGGATACTCGCGCTTACAACTAAAATCACTTGTGGAGTCGTGCGCAAATAAATCTCGTTGCGCGCATATGCCGCTAACTGCAAAGGAAACTTTGGGTCTATCTTTGCAACTTCAACTACATCATCGATTGTATCTTGCGCCAACTTCTTGCCGCTTACATAGAACGTATCTTCGTTCCAAAATGCGCCAAGAACACGAGAAATAAGTCTCGCCTTTACTGGCAAAGTATATGCTACTTCGCCCTCATAGTTTACCGTAGTTTCAGCGTCAATCTTTTCCAGACGTACGGCTGTTTTTGTCTTATTTAGTGTTGCCATTCCTTTTACCTCAATTCGTTGCTAGCGATAATTTAGTCCGAGAATAGGTGATTAGAGTTTTTATTAAAATGTTATTTAAGAAGTATCTCTAATCGCACTACGGACTACTTATTATGTTCGGAAAAAGGGGTTCCGTTATTTTATATCACCCTCTTCCTTTGATTTTGGCCCACGCTTTTTCTTTCCCCCGGTCGGTTTTGGAGCCGGTCGTGGGCTACCAAATGGTCTATCTAATGTCCTAATAGGTTGTTTACTTGATTCTACCATAGGCATATACCTCATGTCAAGCTCTCTAGCAAGATTAGTCAAAATTGGAGATTCTGACCCGATTCGGACGGGTGAACACCTGTTTTGCAAACAGAGCTATTAGGCCACTCTAGCACAGAATCATGATTGGTGGAGGACACGGAGAATCGAACTCCGACCTACTGCGTGCAAAGCAGTCGTGCTACCATTACCACTACGCCCCCACAGGCTTGAAACAACGTTTACAAAATGGATTTAACACATCTTTAGTATTCATTGGAAGATGGTAGACATCTTTAGCTTGGTCAATATTACAAGCTTCAAAAACTTGAGGAGTTTTACTAGCCCCAATCAATGTTCCTAGATGTGTTTTATTTCGCGTTATAACGAAAATTTCCATATATTTATTCCTTTCTTTAATCTCCTTCCAAGGATGATGGCACTCATTTAATCATCCCAAAATCCCCACGGAGTATATCCTACTTCGTGACACTCACAAATATCACAATCATAGAAAACATCAAAAAAACAACAATCGTGTTCACACCAGCAAACTACAGGAGCAAAGTGGCGGGGAGTAGAAGATTCGAACTCCTGTCGGTTTAACCCGTCGCCCGTTTTCAAGACGGGAGCATTACCAAGCTCTGCCAACTCCCCCATGATTTTATTTGTTTTTTACTAGGTCTGGCCATAATACAACCTCATCGAACAGAAAATCTTTTCCACTCTCTGTAGGTAATGGGCCAATACCTAGAACTTTAGCATCCCATCCATCATCTTCTTTAATAACATAAATGGTTCTGCCTTTTAATTTTCCCCATTCTTCTACTCCACAAGCTTTTAAAATTCGTATAATATAGTTAATACCCCCCGGTGCCCCAATATGTCCATCTTTATTATAAGAAAGTGTATGCAATCCTACACCTTGACCAGAGCCCCCATAATCAAGTGTTAACCAAGCTGTGAAAATTCCATGGTCCTCAAAACCAAGAAAAGTGCTTTCAATCTTAGCGATTTGCTTATGCATTTATTCTTCCTCAAATTCCTGATATGGAACACCTAATTCTTTGGCCCAATGGATAGTATTAGCTGTCCCTCCTTCACCGAGGCGTCCTTTACTATAAAAGGCGAGGACCAAATCACTGTTTTCAACGATTCTTCGATTCCTGATGAATGTAGCACCGCGACCAAATCGACCGTATCTTGGGTAACAAACAAGGATATCGAAGCCCCTTTCTTTAGCATATCGTTGAGCCATGGAATCCACTCCAATGGCTCCCCCGGATACGATTGTATCATCTTCTTGGAGATATTCATCTAATGTCTTTTTTAATTGCTCCCAATTTTTGAATATGCGCGAACCAACGACAGCTATCTTTCTATTCGCTATCATTAGGACTATCCGGCCAATGGCGTACTTTCCACTCTTGAACAACTCGCTTATATCCGCATCGCTTACAAGTAACATGCATATGTTCACCACGCGCTGAGCAAGTAAACCAATAACATGTTTTTGTGGCGGGCTGGAATTCTATTAGAGGGCTATCTGCCCCACATTTACAACAAGAACCGAAATTCGTTTCCACAAGTTTTCCTTCTTTGGCGGATAGAGCGAGATTCGAACTCGCGGTAGACGAATAACGCTACAACGGTTTAGCAAACCGTCGCTTTAAGCCTCTCAGCCACCTATCCATTATTTTAGGAGCCCAGCCGCCGAGAAACCGTATCCAGCCCACGACGGTTCTCTGGCGCTCCCACTATGCACTATATCACACCCACAATAACAATGTCAAGTCTATTTTTCCTTAGTGTCCGGGTCATTTTTAAAAGCATTTAGAGCCTCAGAAAGTGGTATTTCACCCATTGTTGTTAGATTTTGATAAGATTGCTCACCATAATGTTTTCCCTGCCTATCTGTATAAAGATAGACAATCGTTTTAATTCGTTGAACAAATACCTTGGCATTTCCATCATTAATCTTCTTTATTTTTGGTTCGATAGTTTCAATTGCGGGAGCACTAATACCATTTTCAGGCAAATTCTCGGATGGCGGGAGGTTATCAATTAAATTCTTCCATATATTAGGGTCTTTAGGAATGGTCAGATTAATCACCTTTTTTCCAGATATCACTTACGTATGCATCTACCTTTACCGGAACCTTTTTTAATACCTCACTTGCTGAGCGAAGCATTGATTCCACAACTACTTCCTTAACACTTGCCGCGTGACGCTTATGGGCTAGTACAACGATTTCATCGTGGACTTGAATAATGATTTTTGCGCGATATGAATAATTTTCTAAATCATTGTATAAATTAATCATCGCTAACTTAGTAATATCGGCATTTGTCCCCTGAATAGGGGCATTAGCACCTTGTCGTTTGATAGATGCTATCTCTTGTAGATAATTCGGAGCATCGCCCGAAGTTGGGCGCTTAAAATACCTTTTGCGCCCAAGCATGGTAACAGAAAACTCATTTCTGTACGCTAACTCACCCGCTTGATGCAACCACTCAACAACATCTTTATAGGCTGCTCGATAACGATTCATGATATTTTGAACCTGTCTAAATGTAAACTTCGTAGACCGGCCTTCCTTCATTGATTCTAGATTTAGCATATCCATAAGTTTACTAGGACCCATCCCATAGGCTAACCCAAAGTTAATCGTCTTAGCAATAAATCGTTGTTCCTTAGTGACATTTTCTATCTTTAATCCAAAGATAGCTCCGGCTGTCGCTGTGTGTAAATCCTCACCAGAAGTAAACGCTTCCATGAATCGAGCATCGTTACTAAGCTCAGCTAAGATACGCAGTTCGATTTGTGAATAATCAGCAACCACAATTGCGTAGTCTTTTAGTGACACGCATTGACGAAATTCATCTGGCATCTGCTGTAGATTCGGTTTTTTACATGCAAATCTTCCTGTTGCTGTTCCTATCTGTTGCCAATCAGGATGAATTCGATTTGTAAAAGGATGAATCTCCCCTAGAAATGTTTCCCCATAAGAGGACATAATCTTTTGGAGTTTTCGATAGTGTAAAAGCTCTTTTGCGGCTGGATGATTAATAATACCAATTTCGCGCTCATTTGTAGCATTTAAATGCACGCCAATCTTCCCGAACGCTTCTTTTAGTTGCTTAGGACTGTTAAGATTAATAGCATCCCTAACAAACATGCCTAATTGTTCTGACACTGTTTCAGGAAATAACAATTCATTCATCTTTACTCTGGAAGTTTCATGCTCTATAGCATAACCTTCCATTTTTGCACGCCATTTTGGAACATCAATAGGCACGCCTTCTATCTCCATAGCAGCAATAACTTGTGTAAGCTGGAACTCAATATCAGCTACTTGTTCCATTCCCTCTTTGGCTAAAATCTCTTTTTGTGCCTTCCAAATCGGGAATAAAACAACAACATCGTTAGCAGCATAGGATAGCTGCTCGTCTGTAAAGGCTTCTAAGGGCCGAATTTCCGTAAATGACATTCTGATGCCTTTACCTAGCTCAACACCCGCGTACTTAGCTGCTAGAGCCTTCAGACCTGTGTTTGCATAGCCGGGAGAAATAAGTGCTTCAGCTATCATCGTATCAAAAACATTGTTAATTTTTGCGCCTAAATGATTAAGGGTAAATGCTTGCTCAAACTTAGCATTCTGGATAAGTTTTAACCATTTACGGCTTTCAAAAAACGGAATAAGCGGATGTAAATCCACCGTTCCTACATTGATGACATATTGCTTATCACCAAATCCTATCTGGCACAACAGAATTCTAGAATCTAGTGGGTTAAGTCCACTAGTTTCTAAGTCGAGTGCGAAAGTATCGTATCTGCCAAAGTCGGCAAGAACGTCTGTAAGGTTCTTTTCGACATAGATGAAATCAACCACTCCGTTTGCTCCAATACTAATTTTTTAAACTTTTCCCACTGTACAACATTCATTTCTAACTCTCCAACATCTTTCACACCAAGACTTGTATAATCTAGAATAATAGAATCTTCTCCAAGAGAATGTTGTAATGAAATAGCCGCACTTTTACCGGGGGCATCATTATCGGGAACGATAACAATCTTCTTTCCGCGTAATAAACTTCGATTTGACCGTGTAATATGAGTTCCTCCGACGACTGCTGCCGGATATCCGTTTTGCCGAAGTAACAGCCAATCAAATTGACCTTCCGCAATAAAAATGATAGGCGAATGCCTAACTTCCCAAAAACCAAAAATGGGTTTAGGCATCCTTGTTCCAAGATATTTTAGTTTATCATTCGTAACAGTTCTTCCCATCATAAAATCACATAACAAACTCCCTGAAATGAGATTCGGAATAGTTATTCGATGAGACATGGCCTCATAACCATCTTTGCTTATCAAGCCTATTTCTTGACCTAACTTATATTCTTCTGCGTAATTTAAACGTAAAACTTTACCATCTGTATATCCAATCTTATACTTCATGGCTGTATCAGCAGTTATCCCCCGCCCAAATAAATATGTTAAAGGACCGGGACTTTTTAAAGCAAATTGATGATACTCCTCTGCACAACCATATAAAAATTTATATGTTTGAGTAGAATTTTTAACCTTTATAACGGTATTTTTATCTGATTTAAGAAATCGAAAATCTTCCCCAACATATTCCCTCGCAGCTTCGTCAGACATGCCTTTAAAGTCAGTCAGAAATTTTACTGCATCTCCCCACTCATGGCAACCAAAACAAAAATACGTCCCACTCGGATAAACAGTAAAGGATGGGTCACGGTCACCCCTATGAAAAGGACAATGCGCAACCCACCGTTCCTGACTGCTCTCGATTAGCTTGATATTATTCTCTTTTAGAATATCATAAAGATTCACGCTTCTCCACCACTGCGCCGATATTTAATTGTGTGTAAGCCTTAACAGGATAAAATCCTTTTAAATTTAGTGTTGGAATTTCGTTGATATAACCAGCTAATATCTTTTGGCTAAAGCCTGTCTTATGTTCTTGCCCCGGACCTATCTGCAATCCAAATATTTGGTCCATTTCCATGCCATTAGACGGATTTCTAAGCCACCCACGAATCACAAATTCCAAATCCGGTACTAAAAGCAATAATGTTGCACCGGGCTTCATTACTCTTGCAAATTCTCGTAATGTTGGTGGAACATGATATTTTGTAACATGTTCTAAAGTCTGCCAACAAACAATACCATCCACAGATTCGTCAGGAAAGGGCATATCCCACATATAAGCTTTGACATTTACTTGGTCACTTTCTTCATAAGCATCAACGCCAATAAAGCGGTCATCAAGTTTTGAATCTGCTCCACAGCCAACATCTAATAAAAGCCCGCCCTTGCCCATCATCTCATAGACAAGATTAACCCACGGGGAATTTATTGGTTCATCACTTCCAACAAATATTCTCATACATTAACCAACATATACAAGACCCTGTTCAACAGGAAAGTTTTCATTGATTGTTCTTACCTCACAAGAACCCCCCACACAATCAAACATGCTTTGTTCTTCTATAGTAGCAGCTACAGAGTCAGAATGTCCAGCCGATATAATTTTTTTAGCTTCCTCAATGGGAATAGCTTCCAATGGTTCTTCTCCTCTACTTCCGGCTCTATAAAAGGTAGCGCCTTTTAAGTATGGTAAATACTCAAGCCATAAATCAGATAGATTGTCAAGAGAATAGTTTTCTGGAAGATTGATGGTTTTGCTGGTGGCATTATCGATATGATTCTGGCAAACTCTTTGCATCTCAAAATGCTTGAATGGCGAAATATCGTATGCTCCTTCAAGCACGCCAATATCTTTTCCTTGTTCTTCTAGTTCACCCCAAAGAGGGTCAATTACTAACTCTTTATCCAATTGTCTAGACCCATCGGATGTTGGACGATAAAATCTTCTCCAATAAGCGGGCGCAAATAATGGCTCAATTCCAGTTGAAACATCTGAAACCATACCTGTAGTGCCTGTTGGAGCAATCGTTAGAATAGCACAATTTCTAATACCATTATCACGAATATCATCAATAATACGTTGTGACAAAGCTCTTTTAACAAATCCAGAATCTAAAAATTTTTCATCATATGCGGGAAATGGTCCCTTTTCCACTGCTAAGTCAACAGAAGCTTGATATGCTTCTTCTTTAATAAATTCCATGATTTGGTCAATCATATCAAGAGCGAATGAAGAGCTATACGGAATTCCCATTTTTATCAACATTGAATGAAGTCCCATGATGCCAAGACCAATACGACGCACATTGTTGCAATTATCGCGTATTTCTGGAAGAGGGTATTCATTAACAGAAAGAACATTATCGAGAAATCTTACAGCAGTGCAAATAGTTTTTCTAAGCTGCGTGGTATCAAGTTTACCATAAGCATCAACAAATCTTGGTAATACCAAAGCTCCTAAATCACAGCAACCATACTCTTCCAGCCAAATCTCTCCACAAGGATTTGTACTGATAAGTGGCTTATAATACCAAATATTGGATTCTCTATTAGCTAGGTCCCCATTTAGAACTCCCGGTTCACCAGATTGCCAAGCATTATAAACAATCTTATCCCACACTTCTTTAGCATTTATTTTTTTACTTGGTTGATTGCCCCAAATTAAATCGAAATCCTCATTCTTTCGAATTTTGTTGATAAAAGTCTCAGTATTTACTTTTTTATCAATAATAACAGATACATTAGCATTCGTAAGCTGTTTTCGGTCTAATTTTTTATCTAAGAATTCCGGCATATCTGGATGAGAAATATTTAGGTCTAACATAAGAGCTAATCTTCGCCCGCCACCGGCAACAAGAACATCACCAACAGCATTTATCATTTCCATCAAAGAAACAGCGCCAGTAGCTATTCCGCCAGTTCCGTGGATTTTGGAGCCTCTAGGTCGGATTGGACTGACATTGACACCAACGCCACCGCCCATACCAGAAATAACAATAACGTCATGTATTGTTTTACCCCAACCTTCTCTCGAATCTTGTGTATTAAGAACAAAACAATTCAAAAGCTGCGCTCTAGGTCTGCCACTTCCATACCAAATCCTTCCTCCGGGCATAAATCTATTAGTGACAATTTCCTCATAAAATTCTTCTTTGATACCTTCACGTATAGAATCATCTTCTGCGCCTGATACATGAGAAGCTAATCGCATTGATGCCCCATCCCAAGTTTCTTCGGGGTAGATTGTATACCTTTCCTTAAATATTGTTTCAGATAATCCTGTTGGAGTATATTTTTCACTTTTTTTAACCCTTACTGGTGTCAATGCTATCTTTCTCCTTCTTTAATTCTTGGATTTCTTCTAGAAAATTCCAGAAACGGTTACATTTGTAGATATCACCTTCACTTTGGTATGAACATATGTAAGGTAGGTACACCTTATGTTTACGCGCTAAGGGCGCACGAATCTCTTTCCAACATGGTTTTTGAAATTTACAAGGAATAAAAGATTTTGTTGAAGTTTTTTGAAATCTATTCGTCGGACTCATCAAATTTTGTGTTCTATAGTCAGAATTAGACGAAATAATTACCAAGTTGCTGGGACTGTTATCCTGTGTGTTACCGTTAACGTGTCTTACATCTTCATCAGGAGTAAGAGGTCTACCTAGCAAATCTTCGGCAACTAAGATTTGTTCTGGAACATACCCATTTCCCACAGCCCTAGAATTTTGGGGACTGTGAACTAATGTATAATAATCGTAGATTTTTTTAGGTTTTGTCATAAGGGAATACTTCTTAACACTCCTTTATAGGGTATTGTTGGGCCTCCTGAGAAGCTTAATTTTTAAGAAAATTTCTTTTTACTTTTCCTTGACATGGGGGGTCTAACATTGTTATAATAGGTTTGCCGGGACAGCGGGGTGCACAGAAATACTATTATTACCTGAGCATATACTGTAGCATACTAAGCATACTGAGCAAATACGGAGTTATTAAATGTTAGACTATAATTATCGAAGTAGATGTTGTTTAGCTCCTATCAGATTAGGAAATAAAACTAAAAAAGGTATTCGCATCAAAGTTTGGGTATGTGTTCGTTGCAAGAAGGCTGATATAGACATTATATCAAAAGAGGAGGCTCAACTTCAAGGAAAAAATAGGCCGATAGAGGGTAATTTTTCCCACAATATTAAGGAACCTTCACTTGACAGCCCCGACTACGGGTAGGATACTCGCGTAGCCAAGTAAGGCGACTGCTCAATTCAGTCAAATTCGACGGAATTTGGAAGAATCGAACACAATCGCTTTGCTTGGCTAATTTAATAGCGGTTGGAAAATTCTCTCGATTAAAACGAGGTCGGGGAGTTTTTTACCGCTTAGAAAGAGCGAGTGGATAACCTGTACTGAGATACAGAATTTACTCGCTTTTTCTTTTATGGAGGTATTTGTTATTAAGTACTTACGTTTGCTCCCTATTTTTATAGTGGTTTTTTTACTAATAACTTTTGAACCAGTAGTATTTAGTGAATCCAAGCCAATCCAACACAAAAATCCACAAATTAGAATATATGAAAAGCCATATTTACCAATTCCATATCAAACTTTCGATGCTACTGAATTTATTCCATATTCGATAGAATTACCTGAAATTAGTCCAAAACCAACCAAAACGCCTATAATTACCATAATTGATGAAAGAGTTTTTTCACCTTCAATAATAGAAGTTCGTGAGTATGCTTTTCTTAAAATTGGTAGTTATCAATTTAGGTGTTTAGATAGACTTTGGACACGAGAAAGTAGATGGCGTACAACTGCACACAATAAGTATTCGGGCGCTTATGGTATCCCCCAAGCATTACCAGCCGATAAGATGGCATCTGCTGGAGATGATTGGCTTACTAATCCTATGACTCAGGTAATATGGGGATTAAAATATATCAAAGGTCGGTATGGAACAGCTTGTAATGCTTGGCAACACTCTTTAAATGTAGGATGGTATTAATTTAGAGGAAAATATTTCTAAAACGGCTTGACCTTATAGCTATCACTATGATATAGTATAGATGTCACCAGCGGATAGCCCTCAAGCAGTCCGAATGCTGGCTCTGGTGATAAGTGAGCAACGTTTATTGGTTTTATAGCTCCATGTAAAAAACAAACCATCGTGTCTCCTTCGCGTTTAAGGAGCGATGCTTATCGGGAAATGCTATCGTTAGGATTGTCTCCCCGTCTATGTCATGTGACGTTAAACATTGATGGAGTCGATTTCAGCCGGGAGCAAAGTACAAGCTCCCGGCCTAAATTCTTTGTAAAGGAGAAAAAGTGGATATCTTGCAAATTATTCTTGATGCAGCTATTTTTCTTGCTTTGGTTGGTGTCGTAGGTGCTGTTATCACGACCCAAAGCG